GATGGGCAGGATGAAGAAGACTACGAACGTCATATCAACATCGTAAAAAATAAATTAACAGGATGGCACGGTTACATTACCTGTAATCTTAACTATCATATAGGAAGGTATGAAGTATGAGTGCAGTACGTAAAAAGTTTGATCGCAAGTTGTATGAAGAGTATGATCAACTCGCACGTGATAAGACAACTAAGGTTCTAAAGTCTCAGGGCTACACAGTGACTGAACATCCAGATAGGTATGCACAAGATTTAATTGCGGAGCAGGGGCAGGATCACTTCTTCGTTGAGTGTGAAGTCAAGCTAGTCTGGGAGACAGAAGAGTTTCCGTACGATACAGTTCAGCTACCAGAAAGAAAGAAAAAGTTTTTTAATTATCCAACTCAGTTCTTTATCTGGAATAAACCACTTGAACATGCCATGACTTTCTGGAGCCATGATGTTGCTACCCTTGAGCCTGTTGAAGTGCCGAACAAATATGTGTACGCAGGTGAATACTTTTATCAGATACCAATGTTTATGGTGAAGAAGGTGTCATCATGATTACAGTTCTTGATGTTGAGAACACAGTCACAAAGCGTGACGGCAAGCTTCACTTAGATCCGTACGAGCCGCAGAATTCACTCGTGATGATAGGCATACTGACGGAGAACGAAGAGCCTAAGCATTACACCTTTGACCACAAAGAGTATGATTGTAAGTACGAATATCGTAAGCGTGACTGCGATGAGATCCAAGCAATATTAGATAAAACAACTTTGCTAATTGGGCATAACATCAATCACGATCTTCTTTGGATCTGGGAAACTGGATTTAAATATGAAGGTGCTGTCTGGGATACGATGCTTGCTGAGTATATACTACAACGTGCACAGAAAGAACCACTGTCTCTTGGTGCCGTCTCTGAACGCAGACAACTTATGTCCAGTAAAATGGACACATTAAAAGAGTACATGAAGAACGGCTATCAAGTTAATGAAATACCGTACGAAGAACTAAAGACTTACCTTTACGCTGACTTAAAAACTACACTCGATTTGTACTACGAACAGTCGTTGGACTATCGTGATGATGCAAACAGGGGGCTTATGCCAATCGTGGATCTGACCATGGAGACATGCACTTTGCTTGCACGTATCTATCGTAATGGATTTACAGTAGATAAGGATGCGCTAGAGGATGTTCGCAGGGAATTTGAGCAGGAGAAATTATCACTCATTCATGATTTAAATCAATCAATAATATCACTTATGGGTGATACCCCGATTAACCTTAACTCCCCTGAACAATTATCATGGGTCATCTATTCACGTAAGCCCCGTGATAAAACGCAGTGGGCGAATGACGCTGATCCGTACATGAGTAACAGCGATTACAAACGGTTCATAAAAGAATCGAGTGTGTTGGTTCGTCGCACCAAAGCAATCAAGTGTTCTGATTGCAAAGGCAACGGAACATATTATAAAATAAAGAAAGACGGTAGTCCGTTTAAGAAACCCACCCGCTGTCCTACATGTGGCGGCAATGGATATGTACTTAAAGACTTGGATAAATTGGCAGGTCTAAAGTTCACGCCACCAACTGCTAAGTGGCATAGTGCTAATGGGTTCAGCACATCGAAAGGAAACTTGGAGTTTCTAGAACGTGTCGCACACTCAAAGGGGATGCAAGAAGCCGCAGACTTTCTATTTAAAATTCGTAGACTGTCTGCACTGGATAGCTATCTTTCTAGCTTCGTCGATGGCATTCATAATTTTCTCAAGAATGATGGTAAGCTTCATGTACGACTGACTCAGCACATGACATCCACTGGCAGGTTCTCAGGGCGTGACCCTAACATGCAGAACATGCCACGTGGTGGTACGTTTCCTGTAAAACGGGTATTCAAGTCCCGATTTGCAGGAGGTAAGATCATGGAGGCTGACTTCGCTCAGCTAGAGTTTAGGGTGGCGGCGTATCTGTCACAGGATGAAGTAGCAATCAAGGAAGTAATGGAGGGTTTTGATGTCCATTCGTACACCGCTCAAGTCATTTCGGAAGCGGGTCAGGCAACTACAAGGCAGGAGGCGAAGGCACATACATTCGCTCCACTCTACGGAGCAACAGGCTTCGGAAGAACACCAGCAGAAGCAAGATACTACGAACACTTCACAGAGAAGTACAAAGGTATCGGACGATGGCACCAAGAGTTAGCCAAGGAGGTGCTATCAAAAGGTGTAATGACCACGCCCAGTGGCAGGCAGTTTAAGTTCCCCGGAACTAAGCGCAGGCGCAACGGTACAGTCACTAACTTCACAGCGATTAAGAATTATCCTGTGCAGTCATTCGCAACTGCTGATATAGTACCTGCTGTATTGTTGCAGATTGAAAAGCGGATGAAAGGGTTACAGTCCTGCATTGTGAATAGTGTGCATGACTCCATCGTCATAGACATACACCCGGACGAGGAAGAGAAAGTATTGGGTGTAATTGGGTCAGTTAATAGTGATCTCAAGAAAATCATTGATGAAAGATTTTTGATAAATATTAATGTCCCACTATTGCTTGAAGCAAAAATTGGTGTAAACTGGCTAGAACAAGAGGAGGTCTGAAATGACAAATCAATTAACAACATTGGACTCAGGCAACTTTGCTGAAATGGCAAAGGCTATGGGTATGACACAGGACATGGGCGGAGACGGTAAAGCCAAGTCTTCTACACTCCCACGTCTTCGTATTTGGAATCAGCCAGTCATGGGACAGGTTGATATCAAGGGTAAGATGAAGAACATGGAGGTTGTACCGGCAGGTATGTTCCGTCTTCAATTACCTGACGACAAATATGTGTACGCAGAAAGTGTCAATCTGCGTGTGTTCGTACAGCGTTTTATGTACAAACGCTATGACTCAAACAACAACATGTACATCAAGACACTGATGGCGGAAGATCTAAATGGTGATCTGAAAGACAACACAGGTGGTCTTAACTGTGGCAAGCCCGCAGGGTACATCAAAGACTTTCAGGCATTGCCTGATGACACAAAGACGTTGATCAAGCAGATCAAACGTGTCCGGGTCCTCTTGGGTGAGGTGGAGTTGGTTAACCCCGTGGATGAGGAAGGTAATGAAGTGGACATGGAAGTCCAGCCATTCATCTGGGAGATTGACAATCGTGATGCTTTCAAGACATTGGGTGAACCATTCACTCAAATGGCTAAGCAACGCCGGTTGCCAGTACAGCACTGGATCACATGCGGTTCAGATGAGCGTTCAATTCCGACAGGTGCAAAGTTCTACGTACCTACAGCGTCAATTGATCTGACTAACTCTATTGATTTGTCAGACGATGACCAAGGTCGCTTCAGTGACTTCATTGAGTGGATTAATAACTACAATGAATACATTGTCAGTGCTTGGAATGACAAGCGTTCTCAGAAAATGGAAGCCGAAGATGAGGCTTTAGTCGAAGACTTCATCGACATTGAAGTGGACGGGGACGAGTAATGGATGTTACGCACCCCGGTGAGATACGAATACATAAGTATCTAGAGGATGTTCGTAAGGCGAAACGTGGCATGTCCGATGCCACAATCGCTCGCATCGTTCGTGATGTAGAGGAAGCTGTACGTAAACAGTTTAATCAAAAGGAACGAAAGTTCTCATTGCGCATGTCGAACATTGGCCGTCCTGAGTGTCAACTGTGGTTTGAAAAGAACAAGCCAGAGGAAGGCATTGACATGCCCGCTAACTTCCTGATGAACATGATGATCGGTGACATCGTGGAAGCTGTCTTCAAAGGAGTGTTGACAGAAGCGGGTGTGGACTTCAGTGATGGATTCAAATCTACATTGATTGCTGGTCGTCACAAGATTGACGGCACCCATGATTTAATTATGGATAAAAAAGTTGATGATATTAAATCAGCATCTCAGTGGTCGTACAAAAACAAGTTCAAGGATTACGCCACTCTCAAAGAGCATGATGCCTTTGGGTATATCGGTCAGCTAGCAGGCTACGCTAAAGCATTGGGTGTTGATCCCGGTGGATGGTGGGTAGTCAATAAAGCGAACGGAGAGTTCAAGTACGTGTCTGCATGGGACATGAAGCCTCACGTGGACGATATCATCAACGATGTCGCTAAGAAAGCTGACTCACTTGAATCCAATCAGTTCAAGCGTTGTTTTGAACCAGTCGAAGAGACATTCAGGACTAAACCTACAGGCAATAAAATTCTAGGTGAAGAATGTAGTTGGTGTAGGTTCAGGCACAAGTGTTGGCCCTCTCTACAGGAGCTACCCGCACTTGCATCTAAGGCGAAGGAACCGCCTATCGTTGCATATGTTGAGATAGCAGATGAATATCAGAAGAAGCAAAGTACGGAGTAACGCTATACGGCATGGCTACAGATCAGGTCTTGAGCATGTAGTCAAAGATTCTCTGAATCAAAGGAAGTGTAAAGCTCAATACGAATGCTTCAAGATTGAATGGGAAGATCTGATGTACAGGAAGTACACACCAGACTTCCTATTACCAAATGGAATAATTATAGAAACGAAAGGCAGGTTCACCCCTGCTGATCGTGTGAAGCATTTAGCGATCAAAAAGCAACATCCTAATTTGGATATCCGATTTGTGTTTAGTAACAGTAATGCTAAGCTACGGAAAGGTGCTAAGACTACGTATGCGGATTGGTGTGATAAGCATGGATTCCTGTACGCAGACAAGGATGTCCCAGATGAGTGGATACAAGAGAAAGGCAAGACAACGTACCCTAAACTTGTAGAGTTCCCATACGAAAAGATAGAAAGGTAATCTTGTGACAGATGAAATAGTAGATAATACACACTCATCATTCGCAGTAGCTGTCGAGCCTGAGTTTGACAGTGATGGCAAGTGGACAGGCACAATCTCCGCTCACATTGAGGAGGAGGTAAAAGGTGATCTATCCGATGAAGAGTTGATACAGATACGATCTGTCTGTGGTATGATGGCTAGTACATTGTTGCTGATGGAAACCGATGAAGACTTTTTAGAATATGTAAGAGGTTTCTTCCTAGCCAACAGCGAAGAAATGATCAGTGAAATGTTAGGTGATATTGAAGACAAACCAAACTTTACTAAGGAAGGTAATGTCATCACCCTTAACTTTGATACGAAGACACACGGGAGTGCATGATGAGTCTAAAAGACATTCGCTCTGAGTTAACATCAGAACTGAACGCCATGATTGAAGACACCGTCGAAGATGAAATCTTTGACATGGTGATGAAACCCAAACACTACAATACCGGGCAGTACGAAACCTATGATATCATCGTTGATGTGCTAGGTAAGTACGATGCTATTTCTTACTGCCGTGGTAATGTTCTCAAGTATATGTTGCATCGTCTCTGGAATAAGGGTGACCCCATAGAGAATGCACGTAAAGCCCAATGGTATCTTGAAAAGATGATTGAGCTTATGCAGGAAACAGAAGGGACTAACTGGTAATGAGTGTTGAAATAAAGGTTGACTTGCAGTTTGAAATAGATATAACTGAAGTTTCGCCTGAACATAGGCATGAAGATGGAATTACAGAAATTATCCAAGACGTTCTTGATGCGTGTATGTATGACATTCCGGGTTCAGAACTCAAGCGATGTGAAATATCTATTGAAGGAATTGATTGATGTCAGACGTAGTCGATTACTTGGGGATCAAGATAGATCTACACAGGGATCAGGAACTAACTGAGCAAGCGATGTCTTTGCTCAAAGATTATTACATGACAGACAGCGAGTTGTACGCACAACAGGCATTCGCACGTGCCGCTGTCGCATATTGCGAGGGTGACTAT